CCCCCCCCATTCTGCTCCCTCTGAGCTTCGAGCAAAAACCTCTTCAAGCAAGAACCATTCCTGGTCTATCTGTCTTCCCTCATTTTCAAGGCGATGTCAGAGTCAAAGTATCGTAAAGTAAAGACGAGACCAGGCGCCACCGCGGCGTTATCAGAAGCAATGACATAGGTGTTATCAGCGACACTACCATCACAATCATCATTTCTACACGCAACTGCATTCACAATCTCCTCGTCGAGGCATGTAACTATATCGTCGTAATACAACCAGACACGATCCCCAAAATAACTTCTTTCTGATCTGAATTTGCCCAAAAGCGTGCTACCGATGGAAGGAAACATCTTTCTCCATGACTCGTACTCGTTTCTGTCCGAGAGCATGATGTTCATGTGCCACTCGCCCACGCAACTCTCCAGTACCATTTCTGTAAACGCTGGAACTCTTGTACATTCGAGTGCACTTGACTTACTTGTAAAAGAATCGACCATCACTGGTAGACTTGTGAAGTTGCGAAAAAGGACCATACTAGTTCTACTCATGTATCACTGAATTGAGTTTGTAGATGTATATACACCTAAATCATTCTGTGCCCTTTATATTTTCGAATCATTGAAACTTGCTGGCAGATATGTTTTCGCCGCCACTCGCCGCCACCACTTGTCATCGTCAAAGGAAGCAAGAGGGTTCTAGACATTTCAAGCGAGTTCTCCGAACAGACCTTCTTCATCTTTCACGCTTCGACGCCTTGCAAACCGACTGTGACCATCTCTGCATTCGTTTTCCTGCCTCTTTTTTATCTCAATACAGGTGTAAGTCGTCATTTTCCTGCTGAAAAATGGATCTCGATCCGGAAGCCGATTTATTTCTCTCTGGAGCTCTGAAAATTCTTCTAGGCTTTGCCATTGTATACATCATCACCGCAGGGGTTGCATTGTTCTATCAGAGAGTCTACATCAACGAACATCTTGACGAGTACAAATGTAAAACCTATATGATGCCTATCATTCAGTTCTTTGATTCAACCATCGATCCAGCGACGAATTTCCAGAACTGCACCTACGGAAAGACAAAATCATACTTCGACGCCCTTTCGCAGCCGCTGGTACAAACTAGCGCAACGGTAGCAGATACAGTCACGCAAGCAGCTGCATCGGTCGGAGTCCTTTCAGATGGGGTCAGTCATGTCAGTGTCACGACATCGGAGAAAGTACAAGAGTCCAATCGAGTCTTAGGACAACAACAGTCTATTTTCTACTATCTCATGCTTAAACTCAAAGCCTTCTTCGACAAGGTCGGAGCTCTACTTGCAGATGCATACTACGCTTTACAAAGCACCATGGACGCAACGAACGTCGTGCTCATGCTCCCCGAGATTGTGATGAAGATTTTCGGGTTTCTGGTATTTATCTTCGCCCTCATGCTCGTCTTGTTCATCGTTCAGTTTGTATTGATCTACGTCTTCGGCGCGTCCCTGGTAACTTTCGGAACGTCTCTCATGGCCGTACCATTCATGCAACCGTTCGCAATTACAATCAGTGTATCGGGATGGTGGTATATTTCAGCGGTGGCCATTGGTATCTACGCTTCTGCTGTGGCGCTGATTACAATTTTCCTCGGTTTGGTCGTGACGATTTACGCGATCATAAAAGTGAAATTCGACGAAGCAGAGAGAAGTTCCTACTGTTGCTTCGCGGAAGATACCAAGATTCGTGTAGGAGTTCTAGAGTTCAAGAACATCCAGAATGTAAGACTCGGCGATCGTATTCACAACGCTCAGAACGTTCTCGGAATTCTGCACGCCTTCACCAAAGAGGAGGACTTCTACGAGATTCGAAGAACGAGGTTGCAAGAAATTCCTGATCTAGTCTGCTCTGCTCATTTGATCTTCGACAGCATAGATCAAAAGTTCACAAAAGTCAAAGATTTCTACAAGCAGACCAGAAAAAGAGAAAGGGACGAATCTATTTTCGTGGAACCGTGCAAAAATAACCCTCGAACCCGACATGGAAAATACTGTCTCGTGACCAGTGGACACAGGATACAAACACCCCATGCCACTTACAGCGATTACCAAGAAATTGAACCATGTTCGAACGAAATGGCAGAACTAGCATCTTTGGTACTTCAACAGCGAAACGATCTGTGTGGAAATGCTCAGCAACTGGCGTCAACCTCATCATCATCATCATCATCATCATCATCGTCTTTGTCCACGTCCTCGACGAAACTTAACGTGTTGCCAGAGTATGAATGTGGTGAAATCGGACTTGGATTTAGTTCTGCAATAGTTGTAGGGCTTACAAATGGATCATTCTTGCCGATAAGCAGAATCAAGATCGGTGATATTCTTCTTGGAGACAATGAAGTTCTCGGGATTTATACTTGCCTTGCTTTGAAGAACAAGTGCAAATTCTTCTCACCGCATCAAATTCTGTTTGATGACGAATCTCAGCAGTGGAGAAAAGCGTACTCGCTGTACAAAAATTCAGCGAATTCAGCGAATTCCTCATCTTGCGAGAATTCCTCCTCGCATCTTCTCTCCACAGTACAAGAAGAAACGTCTCGAGAAAAATCAGCGAATTCCATACTAACACATCTGGTAACAGAGAAGGGGTCTTTTTATGTGAAAGACGAGGAGGAGAACGACAACGTGTATAATGTTCTCGATTTCGTGCACAACGGAACCTTGCTCACAGACTGAGAAATCGGCTTCTTCTCTTCATTCAACCTTTCGTTCCGCTGGATTTTTCATAGGGGGGGAAATCGCAAAGATGACTCCATCTCGAAGGGCGGTGTTTATGTAATAATAGTCGGCGCTTGAATGGTGAAGAAGTCAATTAAGCGGAAGAAGACACATTCATCGTATTGACGAGCAAACCCTAAGATTGTTGAATACGTATGTTTATCATCGGCATCGTTGGCTGCGGCGTCGTCGGATCTGCATTCAAGAGATATATCGAAAATGTGTGTGAAAATCGAGTTTTAAGTCACGACAAGTACAAATGTTCGCCAAACTCGATGCGAGAAATCGTTGAGTCGGCGCAAATAATATTTCTCTGTCTTCCGACTCCTTCTTCTTCATCTTCATCTTACTCGGGTCTTGTAACAGATGCTGCAACCCACGCTGCGACCAACGATCCCATATCTGCTATGGAATCCGCTTATGCTCTGGATGAAATAAACGAAATCTTGCGGTTTCTAGAGAAGTCCTCGTTTCTAGGCGCAATCGTCATAAAAAGCACGCTCATTCCCGGAACGACAGAGAATCTTCAGAAGAAATACTCGAAGCTCTTTCTACTGCATATGCCGGAGTTTGTAAGTAGTCGCACTATAGACTACGACTTCGCACACAAGAGGACACCGTTGTACCTCGGCTCTTCATCCCATGTCCCTGCATCACTGCAGAATGACACTCTCTCCTTCCTCCAAACGCTGTTTCCACGTCGTACAATTTGGTCCATGCGCTCAACGGAGACGGAATGCGTAAAACTCTTCTGCAACGTCTTCTATGCATCCAAGCTCCGTTTGTTCCAACGATTCTACGCAATTTGCCAGAGAGAAGAAAACTGCAGCTACGATCTCGTGCGACAAGCCATGATACAGCAAGAATGGATTCATCCGAATCATACTGTCGTCCCTGGGACAGAGGGAAACCTCGACATAGGCGGCGCGTGTCTCCCGAAAGATCTAGAAGCGTTTGCGCGGGCCTATGAAGACGTCTCCAGTACCTGGAAAATTTAAAAAAGACAAACAAACAAAAATAAGTCTGTATAAGTAAAAAAAACATGGTCGAAAAATATTTAATCTGATTAAGTAAAAAAAATTTAAAATTAATCGTCACCGGATTTTTGTCTGAAGTTATATGTAATCGGGAGTAACGTTTCTTTTCTTGCAAAAAAGAAGACTCAAAAACAAAACGAAACCATGCTGAATCAAATATTTCGTATTATGCCTACGGAGGAACTCTGTCTACTGGTGATGGGCGCGTTCGGTCTTACTGGATTCGACGACATACGCTGCTTCACCAGAAAAGACATGGAAATCCGCGGTACTATTACAAAACTTCATGATTTACTTCCCATCATTACTTCTTACTACCTTCCTTGCAAAGCCAGATCCTATCTATCAGATTTAAACTGTAAGAATGGAGTTACCGTTCTTCGACATTTTGTGCGCATCTTCGGATACAAAGTGCACTCGAAGGAAAAATACATAAAAGGTGAGAAGATCGTCATGTACAACGTCAAGAATATCAATCAAGAAACAAGTATGAGACTAGCTTACAACAAGAAGAATGGCAACTGTACGCTCGAATTTGATTAAGACGCGCGGCGTTCTGAGATCTTTCTCTCCATCTATCTCTAAAAATGAATCTTGAAATAAAAGCAACTCTTCAAAAAATTCATTCCCAGTTTTGGAGAGAGCAAACCATCTCAAAGACGGTGGTCACAGAAGAAGACATTCGTCACAACCGCGATCGCCTGAAAATATTTGATAAGTCCGTTTTCATGAGCGAAACTATTCATCGCGAGATTCAAAACTCGGTCGATAGGCTTTTCCACTTTAAGAGTCAGAACATCACCATCAACTTCTTCTGCGTCCGCGGACACAGTGTGTATCAGAAGTACTTCGAAGAACTCAATTATTCCCTGGAACGAGCTTTTGCATTTCTAAAGACTGCAAACAGCGGCGTTGCTTTACATGGAACTACGACAGCGGAGACGAAAGACAAACGCACTGACTACGAAGAAATAACTATCTATTTGTTTCTTTCTGAACAAAAAAAGACGTTTGCGTGGTTCGGCTCTCCTTGGCGAGCGGACAATGTGAACAGCGGTTTTTCGTTTCGAGGAAATCCACATTCTATCGTCGTCTACCGCAAAGAGGAGGTCTTTAAAGTTTGCGTACACGAGATGCTACATGCTTTAGGATTGGATATTTACGACGATTCAGACCTTTTTCCCGTGGACTCGTTTGCTCTCCAGTCTTCTATTCCTGTCTACATAAATGAAGCTTATGTCGAGACTTGGGCTACTCTCATTAACTGTGTCTTTTGCGCTCAAATACAGGAGAACTTCTACGAAAATATTCTCGTTGAACGTAATTTCCTCCTTTCTCAAGTTGGATACATTCTTAAGAGAGGCGGATTCAAGTCATGGTCCGAGTTTCATAAAGGAAGCGAGGAGGAGCAGCAGCACCAGCAGCAGCAACACCATAACATAGAAACATTCGATAAAAATTTGAAGCAAGAAACCTCGATGTTCAGTTATTTCATCTTGCGTTGCGCTCTGTTTTACGATGTGCAATGGTTGCTACAGAACTTTCTTGTGCATGACAAGAAAGATTTGACGGTTTTAAGAAAGCAAGGCCTCGCAGTTTTTCGAAGTGAGGCTTTCATCAAAGATATTAATAAGAGACTAAGGGATGATAATGATGCGGCCATGTTGAAAAACAGGATTCGGATGACCTTCCTCGAGAGAAGCGGAGTGTCATAATTTCAAGCCAAGCTGAGACCAATCAGAGAGAGAATGCTTGTTTTCGCCGCTGCTGATATAGATGACGAACGATCCAAACGAATCCGGCAAGAGCTGGATTTGACGAAGAAAGCTTTTGACTCCGTGCTTCTTATCAACTCAGATGTCATGGACGATTATTTCAAACTTAATATTTTCGGTCGAATCGTCGAGTGCGTGGTTAACTCTGTTCCTTTTCATGACAAAGAGAGGATACTGGAAGAGTTTCTCGTTGAGCATGAAGAATACTTTGTGGGGTCGTACCCTCGAGAGTTTGCAGATCTCGTAAATTTCGGCATGGGACGACTGCACAAACTCGAAATGCGACCCGGAACTTTTGTATACGACATTGCGTATCGTCGAGATATCGATTGTCGAGTGGGTTCCGGGGAAAGACGAATGAAGCTCTGTGAAGATCTCTGGCATTGCGTTGATAAGAAGATCAATTCCATTCTCAGTGAATACTATTCTTGGGTCTTCGACAACAACCATGTGACAGCCGCAACAAGGAAGAAAGAAGAGAGCAGAGTTCCGCTCTTGAACGAGAGGTGTCTATCCGTGCTTTCCAAGTTACATTCCCCATTCGCCTTTGTCGAAAAAATAGATTGCTGCAGCCATATTTCTGACATATGCTTGTCTTCTGCTGGTGGTACTGCAGCTGGTGGTACAGCATCGTTTTGTCCCTCGCACAAGCTGTACGTGGCTCATCATCACTGTTTAGACGAAGTTACTACCGTTTGTTTCCGCGGCGATGCTGTTCTCGAAGATAAAGTCGACACAGAAACAAACTCGTGCGGTTTGGGAACCACAGAAGTATCAGGAAAAGTCCATGCAATCTCTGTGTCAGAGGAGTTTGTGGCCCTTGCTTGGGTAGATAAAGTTCGCATTCTTCCGCATAGATTCAAGGTAGGTGATAATAGTAGCAGACGGACCAGTGGTCTCTATTATGACTCTGGCTCGGAATCAGAAACAGAATCAGAACCAGAATTCGTTTATGCTTTGGGAGATTACATCAGCTGCATGAAAACTACAAGCGACCGAACTCTTCTTTGTGGGACAGTGAAAGGTGTGGCATTCATTTCTCCAGATTCTAGCATCCCAGTACGAAGACCTTTGCAAGTAGAAAACGACCCTGTGGTTTGCGTGAACGAGTTAGAAATAGGTCGTTGCTCCTCAAGAAATTTTATCTTTGCTTCTAGCAACGGAATTGTGAAACTCTGGGATCTTCGCCAGAAGGATTCCGTTCTTCTTCTTCCTCGTGGCAGAAACATCGATCGACTCGTCGCTCTGGAATCCAGTTCTAGATATGATATCTTGGCGCGAGTGTCCGAGTGCGGAGATATGGATTATCTTGAACTTTTCGACTTGCGATATCTCCCAGGAGAAGATTCTTTGAGTAGAAAGGATACAAAACGAGCGAAGTATACTCATCCGCACCCGTCACAAAGTCAATCTCAAACACGAAATGCAAAGCACGCCGAAGGATATATACAAGGGAGAGACGGTGGCTGCCATCATCTTCTAAAAAAGTTTTTCCGTCCAAGTGTCGATCATGGCAAAAGAGGGCACACGGTTTCTTGCTCTTTCACTTCGACTAATTTTCTGGTTCTTGCTTTTCAGCATGCAGTAGGAGTCATGAATTTTGTCAAAGCCATAGAGCAACCTCGCGAAGAAGTATTTGATGTTCTTCTTTACGATTCTTCACGTGAATTTCATAAAGTTCAATGTAGCAGAGATTGCGAGACTCTCTTCTTACTGTCTTCTCCTTAGAATTATTATTTATATGTGAAGAATCAAATCAAAAATAGTACGTAGAAGATTTTTCTAATAACGCATTCTTGTACGATTTATTACTTGATGATTACCGATATAAAAAAGAATCAAATCAAAAATATAGTAGAAGATGTGCTCTTCTAACGACGCTTTCTTGCAAAGTATGATTCATCATTTTCATCCTACAAATATTGATGATTAACGATATAAAAACAGCGTATTTATCGTATTTCAAAAAAGAATCATAGAAAAAATAAAATGAATTCTGATTATGACGGGTCAGCGACAAGCGAGAAGAAATCATTTCTTCAGAAATACAAATGCAAAGAGTTTGAAGATATAATAGGCAACAGCGTCGAAGTACAGCGTATCTCGGATCTTTGTTCTTCCAGAAAACGGACTCATTTGATCATTTTGGGGCCTTCTGGCGTAGGAAAACGTTCGCTCGTAAAAATCTTCATAGAAAAGACTCTCGGTTCGTCACAGGAAGATGCTCTTCTGTATTTCAGCTGCTCGGCAGACACGAGTATCCAGAACGTACGAGATACAGTGACAAATTTCGTGACGAAGAAAATTGTATCGACTCGAGAACCCCGCATGATCGTATTTGAAGATGCAGACAACGTTTCGGAGGGCGTCCAGCAACTGTTGCGATCTGTGATTGGTAAGTATCCAAATGCTTCCGTTCTTTGCATCTTTATCGGTCAGAAGATCGATTCAATCATTGAATCTCTGCAAACTCGCTGCCTAACCTTCTCCTTGCAAAAAGTTTCAACTGCAGAACTGGTCGAATTTTTGAACTGCGTTTCTTTGAAAGAGTCCATCGAGATCTCACAAGAAGCTCTTCGACTTCTAGCCGAAAAAGTGCACGGCGATGTTCGTCAAGCTGTTAACTATCTCGAATTCTTGTCCAAAGATTTCATACGAGGCAATACGAAGATAAAAAGTTCAGAAGGTGGAAATTGTGCAGGTATACTAGGAGAAACCGTGAAACAAATTAGCGTTGATACCGTGCAAAACCTTTGCATGTTTCCTTGCTATGAATCC